GCATTTTGAGAAATGCTATAATGGCATAAGAAAGAATAAAGAGGTAAGAAAAATGACTGATAAACAAATTAAACAGCTTGTGGAAGAATACAAGGAACATTGTGGGCACATGTTCAGTGATTTTTCAGAAATTACAGAGGAAAAAGTTATGTCAGATTTGAAAGAATATGTAAGAGATATTACAGATTATGAAGATTTTGATGCTGTTCCATTTGAAACATTATTGGAAATTATTCGTTATTAAGGAGATAGGAAAATGCTAAATATTAAGACGTTTTATAATATGGCTTATCGTCACGGGCAAAACTTGTACTATCAACGTGTAAACGATTATCATATATTTACAAATTCTCAGCTAGTGGTAGCCATTAAGGCTGGAACAAATGAAAAGCTGTATAATGAGTTATCCGAGGGTATAACACATAGAGGGAATTTCAACCCTACTGTTATGGTTGGTATTACAGAAATGTTTGAAAAGACTTATGACACAGAGGAAAGCAATATCAATTCAGTTTATAAAGCTGATAAAAATTACACTCTTATGGATTCAGATGATGGTAAAATAACATGGTTTGCAAGTCGTTTACTTGCTTGTATCTCAAAACGCTATAAGGGTGGAAAAGAGTTTGTAAAGAATACACCAACACCAAGACACGAAACATTCAGGATTTATTATAAAGGCGACAAGGATTTATTTGTAGCTATTCTACCAGTTTGTGCCTTAAATAATGATGGAGTTGTGTTTAGAAAATAATTTACTTTCTTATTAAGTTTATCACTTGCGTTCTATTTTAAAATGTGATAGACTTAAATAAGAAAATAAATAATATTTATTTTCTTAAATGTAAAAAGCAAATTTTAAAGAAAGGAGAAAAAGAAAAGTTGACTGACACACCTATTAAATGCTCTTTTAATGCTACTCAGGTAACTTTCAATCTTTATAAAAATGAAGATGGAAATGTAACCATCACAACTGAAACAGTGACAATCAACCAACGGAGACAACTCCCGTATATAGAGCGTTATCTGAAAGAACGTTTTACGGGTTATCTCACTATCGAGGTAGTAGACTATGAATATAAGAGCTTTGCGGCTTCTATCCCTTTCGCTACCGCCTTAGAATACGCAGAGGAACAACAAGCGGAAGGGGTGTAAGTAAATGGCTTTAACACCAAAACAAAGGAAGGTACAACGGGACTATTTAACCAGAAAGAAAAGAACGTTACAACGTCAGGGCGCATCTAATGCCGAGATTAAGGCTTTTATGGGTGGGCGTTGGGATTTTTCAGGAATGAGTGACAAGGCGCTAGAACGTGCTTACAATGAGGTAAAAGGCAAGGGGCGTACTCAAGTCTTTGGCAATCATGTTTATACTAGCGACTATGTGAAAAAAGCTAAAGCGTGGTACGGGGACAAGTTTTCAGATGAAAAGCTGACCCAAGGCTTTCGCTCTTCTCAACGCTCAGACTTGAACCGCTTTCATTCAGCTAAAGAGGTCAAAGAATACCGCTCACAACGTGACAGAGAAGCCAAAGAACGCTATATACAAGCGCTTGAAGAAATGCACTACAACACGAGAGACGCAGGCAATAAGGCGCAAGAAAAAGCCTTTAAGTCTATGGTATCACGCATAAGGCGTATGAGTGCCAGCAACTTTGGCGCATTTCTGACGGGTGGGGCTTCTGATAAGGTTTCATTTGATAACGTTATGGTCTTTGTAGACACAGACGGTAAAGAAACGGCTTTTGAATTTCAGGACAGCCTAGCCCGTGAAATCCTTGATAATGTAGATAAGTTTTCCAAGCAGTTTGTTTCTGACATGAGAAGACGCAAGAAGCGAGGGAAGAAGTGACTTGCTACTATGCAGGCGACTTTGAAACGACTACAAACGAGGAAGAAACAGAGGTATGGCTATCATGTTTCGCAAAAGTTATTGACTATGACAAGTTAGACACATTCAAGGTAAACACTAGCCTAGAGGATTTTCTAAAATCCCTCTATCTTGACCTAGACAAGACTTACACCGAGACAGGAGAAGATGAATTTATCATATTCTTCCACAATCTCAAGTTTGACGGCTCTTTCTTGTTATCTTTCTTTCTGAATAATGATATAGAATGTACTTACTTTATAAACGATATGGGTGTATGGTATTCTATTACACTAGAATTTCCAGACTTTACGCTGACTTTTAGAGACTCCCTAAAAATCCTTAATTTCTCAATCGCTACGATGGCAGGGCTTTTTAAAATGCCAATAGCCAAAGGGACTACACCCTTGCTAAAACATAAGCCAGAAGTGATTAAACCAGAATGGATTGACTATATTCATGTAGATGTTGCTATTTTGGCGCGTGGTATCTTTGCAATGTACTATGAAGAAAATTTTACAAAGTACACTTCAGCAAGTGAAGCGCTGACCGAGTTTAAACGGATTTTCAGGAAGTCTAAACGAAAATTCAGAGACTTTTTCCCAATCCTTGACGAAAAGGTGGACGACTTTTGCCGTAAAGCATACCGTGGGGGCTGGACGTTTGCCAATCCTAAAACGCAGGGGCGAACCTTAAATCAGCTAATAGACATCTACGACATTAACAGCATGTACCCAGCTACTATGCTACAGAACGCTTTACCAATCGGTACACCGAAGCGCTACAAGGGGAAGCCCAAGGAGATAAAGGAAGACCATTATTATATCTATCACATTAAAGCTGATTTTGACTTAAAACGTGGCTACCTCCCAACAATCCAGATAAAGCGCAAACTTGACGCTTTACGCATTGGGGTCAGAACTAGCGATTATGTGACAACCTCAAAGAACGAGGTTATAGACCTATATTTGACTAATTTTGACCTTGACCTATTTTTGAAACATTATGATAGTTCTATCATGTATGTTGAAACACTTGAATTTCAGACAGAATCAGGCTTATTTGATGACTATATCACTACTTACAGATACAAGAAAGAAAACGCACAAAGCCCAGCAGAGAAGCAAAAAGCCAAAATCATGCTTAATAGCTTATATGGGAAATTTGGCGCTAAAATCATATCTGTTAAGAAACTGGCCTATTTGGACGATAAAGGTATATTACGCTTTAAAAATGACGATGAAGAAGAAGTACAGCCCGTTTACGCACCCGTGGCGCTATTTGTAACATCTATTGCCCGTCACTTTATCATCTCAAACGCTCAAGAAAACTATGGTAATTTCTTATATGCCGATACAGACAGCTTGCACTTGTTCCATTCTGATAGTCTTGTACTTGATATAGACCCGTCAGAGTTCGGGAAGTGGGCGCATGAGGGACGTGCCATAAAGGCAAAATATTTACGCTCTAAACTGTATATAGAAGAATTGATACAAGAAGACGGGACAACGCACCTAGACGTTAAGGGCGCAGGCATGACCCCAGAAATCAAAGAAAAAATCACTTTTGAAAACTTTGTTATTGGGGCAACCTTTGAGGGCAAGAGGGCAAGTAAGCAGATTAAAGGAGGTACTCTAATTTATGAAACAACCTTTAAAATCAGGGAAACAGACTATTTGGTATGATGGCTTTGTATTGTCGGTTTACCGCTCCTTTTTCAAAAAATTGTTACACACCCAACAGGTTAAAAATAAAAAAGGGTACTATTTCCAGAAATGTAGTAACGCACCTAAAAACACTATTTTTTTAAAGTCCTATCTAAAAGCACATTATGCCTATGAAGATTTTCAATATATGATGAACCTTTATCAATTTGTTTCACAAGAATTTGATAAAATTTCAATCAATGCTTTTTACAATCTATGTTGCTATTTAGAAGAAAATAAAATCTATTCTCTTTCTTCTAATGTTCTTTACGATTGTTACGAGAAATCCAAGAACCGTCAAAACGATTTAGAAAATCTCAATACAATCATCACACCATTAAAATTTTTAAAATCAACAACGGAGAAAAAACAAAATGGCTAAAAAACAAGCAAAACATGAAAACTTTGATACAGTCGTAGCACAGGCTATAATCACAGCGACATCTAACAAGTCAGATGGCAAGTATAAACAGAAAAAAGCGACTAAAGCTGTTTACCTTGTTCCAGCAACCGAAGAAGACGCACAAAAGCTGATTGATTTTGGGTTACAACTTTACACACCAGACACGGAGAAAGACCCAGACGCTCGCCCTTACTTTATCGTTAAGGCAACCGAAAATGTGAAAATCTTCACAAGTGAAACGGACTTTGAAGAAGTCAACTTTGGGGTATCTTATGAAGACGTGAACCCAGAGACAGGAGAAATCACAGTTAAGAAAACACCTAACTACAAGACAGAAGAACCCGTACACGTTGCGATTATGTTTGTAGAGGGCGGAGACAATGGAAACGACTTTTTCCGTCTCAATGCCCTTATGATGGCTGACACGTTGACCCTTGAAGAAGTGCAACCCGTCAACCCATTTGCAGGACTTTTCGGTAAATAAAAAAGAGCCTTCCAAGTGGAAAGCTCCAATTATAAAGCGTTTTTCATGGCTTGAAAAGTCAGTTGGTTAGAATGACTCGCACCAGCAAGCACCCCTTGAGGTGTAACCATCTTGCCAGCACTAGACAAGCCTTGAAAAGCCTTACAGGTTCATCATAGCATACTTGCTTTATTTTGTCAAGTATGATATACTTTGTTTAAAAATTGAAAGGAGAGGAACATGACCTCACAAGAATGCCTCACAGTGCTAGACACAGCAATGGCAAAAGTCGGAAACGATGAAGAAATTGAGAGCCTAACGGCTGACTTGATTGACATTAAGGCTTTTGTCGGAGAAATTGACACAGTTGTCTCAGTCTTGAATGAAGACGTTGAGCGCCTAAATCTTAAAAATGGTAATTTACGTTCAGCAAATAACGAACTTTACCGCCGTTTAGGTCAGCAAGATGAAATCATGAAACAAGCACAAGAAGACATGAGCGTAGTATCAGCAATCAACGCTGTTATTTAAAAGAAAGGAAAAAGAAGATGAAACCATTTTCAAAAAGCATTAACTGGTATCCTAACAACGCACTAGACGCACTTAAGGACGAACCAGAAACAGTCGCAGAAGTTACACCGCCAGCAACCATGCCATCGGACACACCAGCGCAGGAAGTGCCAAACTACCCAGCGCAAGCCCCAGCAAGTGAAGTTGAGGGCGTAGAAATGAACATCGACCACGAAAACATCGTAGAAGAGGGAGAAGAATAAACATGGCTAATAAAATCACTACCTTTTTATCAGGTCAAACAGGAAAAAACGTTTCAAACATTGACCTATTGAACTCTATCCGCACCCGTGCCAGCGCTGACTATCAGGCAGACATTCCAGTTCTTGAGGGCGCACGCATTAACCACGCAACCGTGCCATATCAGGATTTTCAAAAGCACGCCAACGAGTTTTTTACAGCATTGGTAAACCGTATTGGGTCAACCGTGATTAAGGCGCTTACTTATGAAAATCCTTTGGCTATCTTTAAGTCTGAAACCTTTGAGTTCGGGGACACATTGCAAGAAATCTACGTACACCCAGCCGAGAAGAAAACCTATGACGCAAAATCAGACGTTAGCCCGTTCAAATTCGCTGACACAGACATTGAGGTATTTTACCACACCTTAAACAATGAAAACTACTATGAGCGTACCTTTGAACGTGCTTGGATTCAGAAAGCCTTTGTTTCTGACATGGCGTTTGATGAGTTTGTGGACAAAATGTTTACATCATTGCTTTCATCCGACACGCTGGACGAGTACCAAGCGGTTAAAGGCGTACTTGAGAAATCACTTGCAGAAGTCAGCTATACTGACCTTAAAGGCAAGGCTAAGAAAATCACGGTGGCAGGTACGAAGATTGACGAAACAAAACAAGATTTTGTTGTAGACTTTAACCAGTCTCTAATCAATCTTTCAAAACGTTTCACAATCCCAAGTCGTACAACCTTTAATAACCCTGTAGGCGTGCCAAACATGACGGCAATCGAAGACCAGTATCTGGTTATCTCCGCAGAATTTTCTACCCATCTTGACATGCTTTTGGCTAACGCCTTTAACATGGATAAAGCCAGCGTACTTGCTCGCACTATCGTAGTAGATGATTTTGAAAAATTCACGGGAGGGGGTGCAAACAATGGACGTAAGCCAGTCGCTTTCCTTATCTCAGCTAAGTCTATTATCAATAAAGACAAGCTAGTACACATGGAGGCCATCCGCAACCCTCGCAACATGGCCTATAATTATTTTTATCACCATCACTACATGACCAGTCTTTCACTTTTTGAAAACATTCATTTCTGGTATGTTGAGGAAGCCTAAAGGCTGACCAAGGGCGGGCAATAGCCCGCCTATTTTATTAAGTGAAAGGGACTAAATGAGTTATAAGAATTACAAGCGACATCTGGGCAAGATTGAGCTAAACAAAGAAACCGTAGAGCGTAACCGTCTAGCCTTTTTTGAGTTTTATTTCAATTATTTCTATAATATCGTGGTAAACTATTTCACATGGGAGGGTTTGCCTAACGATATTGACGAGTTATTTATAGAGAAAAAGCTGATACAAAATGGACATGTGGCTTTCTTTCATGATGACACTTTTGGCTTTATGGCCCAAGGTGGAACAAGAGGGGAACGCTTAAACCATTATGACCAGCCTTTGACCTATCAACCCGTCAACGCTTCCAGTATGAACTATTTTAAACAAATGGAAATCGCTTATACTGAAAACGATTTTAGGGTTATTTCAGAACTACACGAAGCCAATCCAGACAAGATTAAAAGACCGTGTATTGTGATTCCTAACAATAATTTCTATGAGCCTTACATCGGTTATTTAGAGTTATTTTGTGAGAAATTGGCAGATATTGAGCTGACAATTCAGCTAAACAGGAACGCACAAATCACACCGTATTTCATCTTTGCGGACAATACAAACGTGTTATCAATGAAGAATATCTTTAATAAGATAGCCAATTTTGAACCCGTTGTATATCTGAACAAGCAGAAAGACCAAGACGGACAAGACAGCTTTAAGCAGTTATCTGACTATATACAAGTTTTCAGAACGGACGCACCGTTTTTACTTGACAAGTTGCATGATGAAAAGTTACGAGTGATGAACCAGTTGCTGACTTTTATTGGTATCAACAACAACCCAAGCGATAAAAAAGAGCGTCTGGTAGTTTCCGAAGCTATTTCTAATAATGGGGTTATCTCAGCGAACATTGAAGTAGGCTGGAAGTCAAGGCGAAAATTCGTTGAGCTTATCAATAAATGCTACGGGCTAGAAATCAGCGTGAAACCAGCGGAGACTATTCAGCAGTTTAACCTTGATAAAGTGGCGCTAGACCTTGCAGAAAAGGAGGGAACAATCATTGACCCAGAATAACACCACAGCAACGATTGCAACCTTTTTAAAATCCAGATATAGAAATCCCGTGACGGGACGGCTGGATGGCTTGGCAGTTGATGAAAACGGCGACTTTCTGCACTATAACACAATTATAGATCAGACCTATAACGAGTTATTTAAAGACATGGAGCTAGTCAACGGAGTTTCAGACAATTTCAAGAAAGAGTTTTGCAAACACTTTTACAACAGGGAAATTGGTTTGGAGACTTTCGCCCGTTTCCAAATTGCCCTTGAGGAAGTTTTAAATAATGAGTGTTTCAATCTCTTTAAATACCTTGCTGAAATCAGAAACAAGGCTATCAAGGACTTAAACCAGTCTATGAACATTGACACAGTAGGCAACCAGAAAGCGGACGGGCAAGCCTTACAGATTGCCAACACAACACCCCAAGAGCGCAAAGAAATTGTATTTACTGAGCGCTACGGGGTTATAGAATACGCTGACAATCTGGTAGAAAACCACCAGAAAAACAACGCAGACACAAAAAGCAACGTCTCAGGGTGGAGCGGTTCAAGCCTTGCCGAACGCTTACAAGCTAACGCAGAATTAAAGGACATACAGTTTCAGATTTTCAACATTTGCGATAAACTGTTTTTACAAGTCTTTTAGAAAGGGGTAAAGATGAAAGATTTATCAAATGCTAAAATACTAAAATATGATAGTATGTTAGAAGAAATCACGCTTTTCAGTTTTCAAGACTTTGCTTATAGTGATGATGGATTGTATTATATCCAGTCAAATAGTAGACGGTTAGGCGACTTGTCTAAATTGTGGATAAAACTAAAGCCTATCAGCTATCACTATGAAAGCATTGAAGACCAAACTTTCTGGACTATCCGCAAAAGCTACCAGCCGTTACAATCCATTAAGGCGCTTTTATTTATCCGCTTTAAGATTGTGGGCGCTTATTATAGCTTTGAACGATTGACCAGCAAGAGCAAGCTGAAAGGCTTTGCTAGAGTGATTGACGACAATAACTATTTTTCACGCATACCCCTTGTAAACGAGGTGGTTCACTGGGATAACGGGGTTATCGTAACGCCTAACTATCAAATGACTATCAACGGCTTACAAGAAAGACGGGTAGAGATTGACGGTCAGCAACTCCTTGAAGATTGGGCAACCTTTAAAATCAATGTAACCAACGATAGAAAGGGAGTACCACGCACCATCATGACAGCAGAAAGAGGGCATGAAACATTATGATAATTATCAACTTGTCCGAGACAACGGACACGCTACAATTCGAAGTCACGGGACACGGGGAAGATACAGACCAGTCTTGCGCCCGCGTATCAACCGTTTGCGATTGTATCTATTTATTCTTAAAATCTAACATAGATGATTATGTAAAAAAAGACGGTTACACATTGCTACGGATTTTTAAAAAACGTACTACAGTACAGGCTTTAAAAGCTATTTTAAGTTACATTGTAACACTAGAGCAACTTTATAAAAATTCAATTAAGGTTATAAATAAAGAAAAAGAGGTAAAAGAAAATGGCATCAAATAGCAACTACGACCCAGCAAAAAAGACGACTAAACTTGCCCGAGGTATTCACTCATGGATTAAATTCCAGAAACATCAGGGAATTGAGAGCTTAACAATTCAAGGTAAGGGCACACTAGCAGACGTTTCACAGGATAAGAACGGGGACACAAACCTAATTTTAATGGCTGACGTTGATAAAGTAAATTCAGTAACCTCTAACGTTCCTTATCTTGGCGTTTCTCATTCAATCACAGGAGAAGACCCTGACAAGAATAAGACAGCGAACATCAACCAAGACCTTACTCAATTCCCTCTATCTGGTGGCGAACTGGTAACGATTACAAAAGAACCAGAAAGTTTGACAATCCACGATGAAAAGGTTAAAGAGTTTGTAGCAACAACTGTTACAGCAAAAGAAACTGAAATCAAACAATTCATCGGAGAAGTCAAAGAAGAATTGACTACCAAAATTAACGAACATTCAGGAGGAACATCAGCAGAACCTTTTGACAAGGAAGCATTTAAAGATGAAGTTCAGCAATATGTAGAATCAAATCTCCCTCATAATGTTTTTTATGGAAGTCTTAATTTTGATTATGATAATATGTTTTTTGGTATGACAAACCTTGACCAATTTAACGAAAATATCGAACTTGATTTTATCCACAATTCACGAATTATCGACCGTTTAGTGTTAAGAAAAAGTGATTTTGATAACAATAAAACATTTGAAAATGAAAAAATGTTTATTAAACTATATACAAGCCCTTATATAGCTGATATGATAGGCGGTGGAGACACAGAAGACCCAACAGGAAAAGGACAATTACGCTTACATGTTACATTAAAACAACCACTTGACAAATCACAAGATAGTTACAATGTTTTTGCTAAATATTATTTAACACATCATGCAAACGCTTGGTTTATTTTCCAAAAAATTTCAGGCGATGGAACACGTTTAAACGGCGCAGCAGTACCACAATAAGAAAGGATTTTAAAACATGAATCCAGAAGAATTTAAAGACGAGTTTTTCAGGGCTTACCGTGGGCGCTATTCTTCTTACTGGGTGGAACGTTGGGGGCTTATCCCCTCAATCCCTACCAGCTTCGATAATGCCAATTCAGTCTACGAGCTTTTGGCTTGGCTACAGCGTGCATTTAAGCAACTACTAGATGACTTTGTGGCTCTTGAAAGTGAGTTAGAAGACTACAAGAACGCTTTAACAGAACTCCTAGAGCAACTTATCCCCCTCCTTATCCACCGTTATATGGAAAGCAAGGAAGCTGACGACTGGTTTAACAAAAAAGCGGACATCTACTATAACAAGATTATCAAGCCTTATATTGACGCTGAAATAGCTAAAGTTAATAAGAAAATCGCTGAACTTGAAAAGAAAGTAGATGATGAAGTTAAGCGCCTTGATGGACGTATTGACGCTTTAAATGATAAGCTAGAAAAAGAAATCAAGAAACTAGATGATAGAATCACAAAGGAAGTTGAAACCCTAAACAGCCGTATCACAGCAGAAAACAACGAACTCAAGGAGAGAATTGAAGCCCTAGAAAATACTAATGCAGGTTTGCAAAACGCTTTGCGCAAAATCATTGAAAACCTTGAGGGGTCAGGCGCTTGGACTGGTGGCTTGACTGGTGGCTTTAACCAAGGGCGCAACATCGCAACGGGTAACATTAACGTATTCGGAGGCACACCAGACGGGAACAGCTTTATCCGAACCAACAACGGAAGCACAGAAAACGACCTCGCTGGAGGTATCTAATGGCTTTACAGTTAAAATTTTCAACCTCAACAAATGCCAACGTGGAAAACTTTGGGACAGGTGTACCACCTTGGACGCAAGCATACGCCAACGCTTGGCAGTTCTCAGGAGACACAGACTATGGTTACATGACCAATGGCAATACGACCTATATACAGTACGGGCAAAATGACCCGTCTGTATGGGCGTCAATGCGTTTCTGGGGCGAAAGCGTGGAAATCCTAGAAGAGACAACCAACGCAGACAACTCTATCACAGCTAAAATCAGAGTAAAAGCGCTTTTTTGGTGGTCAAAACGGGTCAGCTCAAATGCTGGGTATCGGGTAGAGTATGACATCAGGGTAAACGGTCAGACTATCTGGACGTTTAGCGGTTACACAACGGACGAAGTTATCAAGAATGACGAAAGTTCTCAAGAGTTTACGGTAACCATACCAGCCGAGGGCAGTTCCAGCGCCAGCGCCTTAAATATCAGCGTATCTTATCCAGACGGGCAATACTCTAACAATTCTTTCTATGTGGGTATGTTTCTTTATAACCCTAACAAAAAGAGTATCAAGCCGTGGGCTATCCGTAAGAGCGGAATCTTTAAAACCTTAAACCGCCCCAGCGGTATCTTCCAACAAAGAAAAGGCAGTTGGCAAGACGTAAGCGCCCAACCCTCAAACGCAGTCGGGCAAGCTGTTTCAGCACCGCACAGCGTGAGACGTGGAGGGCAATGGATAGGACAAGGACAGATAGGACAACAATAAGGGAGGGTTTCAGCCCTCCTATTTTTAAAGGAGAATCTATGCAAGAATCAACCAAAATATGGCTTTATGCTAAAAGCCCTTTTAAAAATGACTATGCCAATGTTATCAATTTTGAGACAGCGGAAGCTATGGAGGATTTTTTTACAAAGAAGAACCCACATATAGAAATTGTGTATGAATATGATAAGTTCCAATATACACAGCGTAACGGCTCAATCGTAGTTTCTGGACGGGTAGAGAAGTATGAAAATGTTACTTATATGAGGTTTATTAACAACGGGCGCACCTACTACGCCTTTGTCTTTGACGTGCTTTATATCAATGAAGACGCTACACGCATTATTTACGAGGTGGACGTTTGGAACACCTACCAGCACGAGCTGAAAGCGTTGAATGTGATTGGGCAAGTAGAACAGCAGACGCTTCCCAATGAGTTGTGGGCGCTAAAAGACAGTCAGCAAGGCTTTTCAGTCGGGACGAAGTACGCAACGAGAGCTGGAGAGGTTGGAATAGATACGGAGTGGCTTGTAGTAGTCGCAAAACCTACTATAAAAATGACCACTAAGGCAAACCGCCCCGTGAATATGAGTTATTCAGGTATGCAGAAAACGTTTAAATACTTTTTTATCCCTGTAAATTTGAAAAGTGGAGCGTCTAAACCTTTTATTTTCCAAGGCAAGAAGTATGATAGCTTTTACCTTGAAAACCTATATAAACACCTTTTCGGCTTGAATCAGGACGGCTCAAGCACCGTAAACCAGATTGTCAACATGTACCTAAGTCGTGACATCGGGGTAAAATACAAGGAGACAACGGACGGCGACAAGACCTATATAGAAATCTTGTCAAACATCACAGGAAGCGTTGCAGAGATTGGGCGAAAGAATAGCCGAAACTATCGGACATCGGGAAGCAGTTCCAGTGGTGGAAGTGGAAGCACCAACGAAGAGGGCGACACATCGACCGAAGAAAGCCGAGTTAGGTTAGTAACCCGAATCATTAAGAAGCTAGTACCAGACGCAACGGCGGAGGGTATCGCTGGAATTATCGGGAACTTTTCAGCAGAAAGCAACGTCACAGCCAAGAAGTACGAGGCGGACTATGCTACAGGCTACGAGTACGAGAAAATGGAATCAGAGCCAACAGCGGAGAACCTTATGGGAAGCTGGGGCGCTTTTGCCAGTCTCTACTCTATCAGCTTAAATGAAGCTGGATATAGAGGGAGTGACGGTAAGCATTGGATAGGTATAGGAATCGGTCAGTGGACGGGTCCAAGGGCTGAGGAGCTTTTGAACTTTGCGCACGCACAAGGTAAGAGCCTATGGGATTTTAACCTACAATTTCAATTTATGAACCAAGAGAGCCGAGCGGACACGTTTAGACGGGTAGCCAGTTCCACAGCAAGCGCCAGCACCAATGCAAGCGACTTTATGAACAACTGGGAGGGCGTAGCCTATAAAGAGGGTGAACGAATCGCACAAGCGGAAGCGTGGCTTTCTACTATTCAAGACGAACTACAGAAAGGGTAAAAGATGGCAGAAGCAACAGAAACACTAAAAGCGCTCAATGAAATCAAGTCACGAGTTGGGACAAGCGTAGGAAACGGGCAATGTTACGGGCTAGTGGCTTTGTATTCTCAACTGTTAGGCGGTTGTGACATCGGGGGAGGTATCAACACCCCAAACCCCAACGGCAACGGCAGACAAGCCAGCGGAAGCGATACGCAGAGGGGCATGAGTGCCAGCAACATTGGGGGCGATTATAACTGGGAAGCGCTGGGCTGGAAAGTCCGCTTTGACCCTAGTTTTTCTGATTTACGGGTGGGCTGTATCGTGAACTATATCCCATCAGGTAGCAACATCTGGGGGCATACCGCCGTTATTTCAGCGGTCAACGGCTCAAGCTATGACGTGATAGAGCAAAACTACGCTTGGAGCGGTTACACAACCGAGCGGACAGGAATAGATACGGTTGACAACATTGAAAGCATTATCTACCCTCCCGAAGTCGTGGCAGGTGGAGACGTTGGAGAAATCACAGGTGACACGGGAGACAGACGGCTTGGCAATGGTGACTACTCAAAAACAGCCTTTGACGTGGAAGCCTTGCTGATTGAAGTGGACGGATTTTTTGATTATCGACCTAACGTGTATGAAATCCCGAACCTATTAAAGATTGCCTATGACCAGATACAAGAGGGTTTACGCTCCTATATGGGTAAAGACGACCTAGAAATAGAAGTACAGCTATTAAATAGTGAGTTCACAGAGATAGAGCTGTATGACATTTATGGTAATAGTTATGTATATCAACCGCAGTATTTACCGAGAACAATAGACGAAGCTCATAAATATAAAGTGGTTGTAAGCGGTAGCCTTGGCGATAGTAACCAAGTTCATATTAACTTTCTGGAATATAACAACGCTAACAATGTAAACTACGCTGATAAGAACATTCTGGAAAATCTGAATAGTGGAGAGTGGGCGGAATACAACCCAGAGCATTTTAAGTACGGGCTTAATGACGTGACAGGGAAAAGCGTTGCAATTCTCAACGACCAAGAAGCCAGCTATATTCAAGGTCACAAGAACCAGATGGAACATACACAGCTTACCTTTAAAGAGAACAGGGAAATGCTGAAACAGAGCATAGACCTTTCTAATAAACAAGTCGCTACAGCCAACTCACAAGCCAGCTATAACGCACAGTTTGCCGTTGATAGCGCCAACATCAACCAATGGACAGAGGGCGCTAGCGGTATCTTAAACGTGGCTGGAAATCTCTTAACGGGTAACTTTGGGGGCGCACTTGGTGGGCTTGCGTCAGGTGGTATGAAAGTATTCAACGCTAACCGTGATTATAATGATAAGGTAGTACAGCAAGGTTTCACAAGCGAAAACAACGCTTTGAAATCCCAATCAAACGCACTCGCTAACATGAAATCTAAGATAGCACTAGACCAATCCATCAGAGCCTATAACGCTACAATGGCAGACCTACAGAACCAGCCTATCAGCGTCCAGCAGATTGGGAATGACTTGAGTTTCCAAAGTGGGAATAGATTGACTGACGTATATTGGAAAGTCTCACTAGCTCAAAAAGAAATCATGGGACGGGCAAACGAGTATATCAAATGCTACGGGGTGCTTGTCAACTGGTTCACTAATGACGCTCTAAGCGTGATGAGGTCAAGAAAGCGGTTTAATTATATCAAGATGATTAACGTAAACCTTGGAACTCTAAGAGCGAACCAGTCACACATGAACGCACTACAGGCTATTTTCCAATCAGGTGTAAGGATATGGAACTATTCAGCCAATAAAGAAGACATCATTTTGTTTGATATTCAGAAAAACAATCCGAATTTTTAAAAGTATGATATAATGAAATAGAAAGGAGTGATTTTCTATCGAACAAATTGAAAAATGGTACAATCCGCAGAAAATGCTATCTTATAATCAGTATCTAAACTTTGTTATCGGTGGGCGTGGGATTGGTAAGACTTTCGCACTCAAAAAGCACCTGCTAAAGCGGTTCATAGATAAAGGGGAGCAATTCATCTATTTAAGACGGAACAAGTCAGAGCTTGACCGAATAGACAAAGACAAGTTTTTTACTACAGAACTACTAAAGCAAGTCTTTACAAATTTTGAGGTAATAGACAGCGACGCTAGCAAAATCCATACTAAGATTGTTTTCAGAGCAGACAACATGGAAGAAGAGGAAAATATACTTGTTTTATCTTCTACTAAGATTATTCTTAACGGGAAAATCGTTTGCTATCTCAAAAGCCTTTCTACTTGGGTAGACTTGAAAGGGTCAGAGTATGATGAGGTTATGAGTATTCTCTACGATGAAGTATTGATAGACGTTACCAGTAAAAAAAGGTATCTTGATAACGAGGTGGAAGCGCTACTAAACTTTATCTTCTCAGTATTCAGAAGACGGGACGGGTGCCATGCTTATCTGCTATCAAATGCAAGTAATTTCAACAATCCCTATTTTGCCTTTCTGAAATTCTATGACGACAACGGCAAGCGCTTTTACAATATGAAACAGTATGCAACCCTTATAGAATTCCCTCCTCATTCTGCTTTTCAAACCGAGGAAGAAAAAGAGAGCGGATTCTTTAAACTATTAAGTAAGTCCAGTATTTATGAAAGTGTTGCTAATAACGAGTTCCAGATTAAGAACGACAAGAATATAGCGAAAATTAAAGGGTTGAAGTCTAGGCTGTATAGCTTCTATTGTGACGGTACTTTCTTAACAGGGTACTATATCGACAATATGGTATATATCGCTAAAGGCTTTGACAAGAATTTGACCGCTTATTGTCTGGAAGTGGAACAGGTGGAAGACGGGTTTGTTTACTTGAATAAAGCCAGCGCATTGGGTAAGACTTTAAGGAGTTTATACTTAAAAAATATGTTTATTTATGAAGATTTAGAAACAAAAAGCAAATTTATAGAGGTAATCAATCATGTTATATAATATTATGCTAGAAGTTGCTAAAGGCGACTATATCACAATTCTTTTTGCTTTGATTCTGTTTGACTTTATCACAGGTTTTCTAAAAGCTTGGAAATGGAAAGTAACCGATAGCTGGACGGGCTTAAAAGGAGTTATCAAACATACCCTTACATTCATTTTTTACTACTTTGTAGCGGTATTCTTGACCTATATTCACGCTATGGCGGTCGGTCAGATTTTACTGGTTATCATTAACTTATATTATGCCTTGTCAATTATGGAAAATCTCGCTGTTATGGGTGTATTTATTCCCAAGTTTATGACGGCTAGAGTTCAAGAAGAGCTACAGAAATACACCGCACAACTAGACGCAGGGAAAGACCTGCTAGAAGAATTTAAAGGAGAAAAGAAATAATGGTTAAGAAAAATGATTTATTTGTAGACGTTGCAAGCCATCAAGGCTACGACATTTCAGGAATTTTGGAAGAAGCAGGGACAACAAACACAATTATTAAGGTGTCAGAAAGTACAAGCTATTTAAACCCTTGCTTGTCTGCTCAAGTGAGCCAGTCAAACCCTATCGGGTTCTATCATTTTGCTTGGTTTGGTGGAAATGAAGAAGAAGCCGAAGCAGAAGCACGCTATTTCCTTGCTAACGTACCTAAGCAAGTTAAATACCTTGTATTGGACTATGAAGACCACGCAAGCGCAAGCGTACAAAGAAACACTACAGCCTGTTTACGCTTTATGCAAGTTATCGCAGAAGCTGGTTATAAGCCTATTTATTATAGTTATAAACCTTTCACGATTGAAAACGTAGACTATCAGCAAATCCTTGAACAGTTCCCTAATTCTCTATGGATTGCAGGGTATGGCTTGAATGATGGTACAGCTAACTTTGAATATTTCCCGTCTATGGACGGGATAAGATGGTGGCAGTATTCTAGCAATCCGTTTGACAAGAATATTGTACTGTTAGACGATGAAGAAGACGAAAAGCCAAAGACCGCTGGAACGTGGAAACAAGACAGCAATGGCTGGTGGTTCAGACGAAACAATGGCAGTTTCCCATATAATAAATGGGAGAAAATCGGTGGGGTTTGGTACTACTTCGACAGTAAAGGTTATTGCTTAACGAGCGAATGGCTCAAAGACAATGAAAAATGGTACTACCTCAAAGATAATGGCGCTATGGCGACTGGCTGGGTGCTAGTCGGGTCAGAATGGTACTACATGGACGATTCAGGCGCTATGGTTACTGGTTGGGTCAAATATAAGAATAACTGGTACTATATGACAAATGAACGTGGTAACATGGTTTCTAATGAGTTCATCAAGAGCGGAAAAGGCTGGTACTTTATGAGTACAAGCGGAGAACTTGCAGACAATCCAAGCTTTACGAAAGAGCCAGACGGACTTATCACAGTCGCATAAAAAGAAAAGCTAGTAGAAAGTTTCTACTAGCTGTTTTTATAGTCTGCTATGATTTTATAAGCGTCTTCATCTGGATTGTCCAGAGCGATGGAGCAGATGGCAGACAGGACGCTGTTCATCTGATTGTATTTCTGTAAATAGTGATTTTCTAGCTGTTTGTAATTGCTGATATGTTTTTCATATCCAGCAAGTGAAAAGGAGTGATGGAGGTTTATGAGTTGCTGGGTCAGCCTTGCCTTGTCTAGCCCGTCGGGGTATGCTTTCATCATTTCTGAAAGCGTTTCAAGATAGCTGGTAAATGAATGTATAACCAGTTCATCAAGCGTTACCATACCCCGAACGCTGGAAGCAGTTAGGCTTGCAATCTTTTGACCATGTAGCCTTAAACTGTTTTCAAATTGTAAGGCTATTTCTTGCTGTTCTAAGCGTGTTTTGTCTTCCATAGTATTAACCCCCTACATTCTCTAAATAAGCTACTAGACGCAAAATAGAAGCCGTATTGCTATCGTTTTCTCGCCTTAACTTCGTGATGGTGCTTTGTTGTTGCTCAAGCTGTTTTTGTTGCTTGAAAATAGTATAGGTTAGTAGTGACATAATCACTAGAAAGACCAAGATGGCAAGGTTACAAGAAGCGAACCACCAGAACCAGAAACGACCTTTTTTATTTAATTTGTTATAAGAATTTTTCATTTGTTAGTACCTTAAAATATATAATTCCCTTTCAGTTGATAAATAAGTAACCTCTAATACACCGTTGTAACCTTTTCTATTTCTACTGGTTGAATCATATCCATTTAATAGCCGTCCCTCCCTTGTACATAGCGTTCAAACGCTGATTTTAAGCAATAATGAGAATATTTTGAGTATTTCAAGTTTTTCACTTCCTCAAATATTATAAGCGTGTTTAAACGCTCATTTTTAAAATAGTTCTCATGGACTTCTTTATATCCACGGTTTCTATATACCTCTTTTTCAGATTCCAGCTTATCGTCTGGAAACTTATCAATACATTGAATCTTGAGAGGAGTGACCCCCTCAAGAATAATCTGAAATTGTGCTATCATGTTCTTTCTCCTATCTTTCTACTACATCGTTAAGTTTATAATCTCTATGTTTAACGCTGAAATTTGTGTATGTGTTAGTTTCTGGCTCTCTATCAACGAATACAACACTATCAGCAGAATAGTAAATAAACATTAAATCATCTGTTAAGTCTTGATAGTAATAAGTATGATAAAAATCTTGTTTTTCAATTCTTCCACTATCTGCTAGTAACTTAATAAGAGTTTCAACTTTTTCCCAGTTGTTAGCCTCATTAACTCTTGCAAGAATTTCACGTTTTTTCATTTTTCTTACCTCTTTATCTTTATGTAACCATTATAGCATTTCTTAAAATGCTTGTCAAGTGTTTTTTAAATTTATTTTTATTTTATTTTTAGAAATGTTTTAACCTCATTTCTAACTATATACATTGTATCATTTACTAAAATAA